CTTCTACAATATCTTCTACAATATCTTCTACAATATCTTCTACAATATCTTCTACAATATCTTCTACAATATCTTCTACAATATCTTCTACAATATCTTCTACAATATCGTCTGGAAAAAACAAAGATAACAATTTTCTAGACATTTCATAGTATATATACACAATAAGAGTGGAATATATTTTATAATTTTTTACTATATGTATATATATGAATTTTAAAAAAGAACAAATACGATTATTAGAGCAAAATAAACCATTTGTTGTTTTACAAAATGTAAAAGATACCTATCCTAATATTTCAAGTCAGTCTGTAATTCTATCACAAATTAAAAGGATGTACTTATCTGATCCAAACCATAGAGTAAAAGAGTATAAAAAAAAAATACAAGAATTACAGAAAAAATATGCAAATTCTAAAGAATTACAAGAATTTATAGAATTAGAACCATACAAACAGGATAAAATACAAAAAAAGATACGGAATGGAAAAGTAGTATATAATGAAGAAATGGATGCTATTATAGAATCTATTCCTTTATTTGACAAGGATATTGATAAATATATAAAATTACCTTCCAAGGATTCTAAACAATTGCGAAGAACACAGATGTTATCTTTACACAATAAACATCATAATATTAAAATTATTCAAGGAGACACTTTATTACAAGATGTTTTACCATTTTTAGAATCGGAAAATCCTAAAGAGTATATTGTTGCTGTATTATTAGCAACAGGTAGAAGACAGAATGAACTTGTTAGTGGTACACTCGATAAAAGTAAAAAAGGACCCTATTTTGCTATTTTTTCAGGACAATCCAAGACTGGTTTGGATTTACAAAGGGGTTCTTATGAAATTCCTTTATTAGCTCCATTTCCTGTTGTAGAAAAAGCGTGGAATTTGTCAAAAACATATTTTGAAAATACAACTGATAGAAATACATTCAAAATACGTATTCGTAATATTACAAGATATCTCAAAAAACAACCATATCCTATTGATAAATTACACGAGTGTAGAAGTATTTATGCTTTATTATGTTATGAACTGTTTCCTACAGGAACTTTATCACAAATGGCATATATATCTTCTGTATTAGGAGAAACTAGTATCAATATTGCTTCGCATTACAATAGTATTAAAGTAGAAAATATTACAAAATTATGGGTTCCTTGTAGCCAACAGTATCATTGGAATGGAAATGATTCACATACAAAAGAAGTTGTAGAACATATAGAAACGTTTGTTATGGACGAGTGTATGAAACAAAAGAAAAAAACTATTACAAAAGCATTATTAGGAAGAATTAGTAGTAAGTCGCAAAATGTTGTGAAACGATTCTATGATACAAATGTCAAAGAAATTGAGAAATATAATAATAGGATATAAATCTTATATTCTTTTTTTATAATCTATATTTTTATATGTATTATATAATATAAAATCGTCCTTATAAAATTCTTGTAAAAATTGTTTACTAGATTCACTTAAAAACGAATTTTTATGTATAGTTTTATTTCTAATAGGTAGTTTTTCCCGTATGTTATATTTTCTTGTAAAATAATTAAATTCTTTTTGTAAATTATCCATAATAATTATATATTTTGGTGTATGAAACCAGTATTTTTGTGGTGTATATGTGTATTTATATAATAGTTTTGTTTTTCCAATTGTATGATTTGTATTTTTATTATTTTGTAATTCTTGCATTAGTTTTGGATATTCTTTATGATTAGGGTTCATCCATATTTGAACCCATTTTTCAGGTGTATCTATATTATTTTGAATAAGATATTTTATTTGCGGTTCATGTTGCCACTTTTGTAAACAATAATATACAGCAGAAATAAATCTTTCTATTGGATTACGAATAATTACAAGTTGATTTGTAATTTTTTTATTATATATATCTGTATTATGTCCACAATATTTTATTTTTTTATTATTATTAGTTATTTCTTTTATAGAAGTACCACTATTTTTTGGTATATGAATAAAATGAATTATATTCATATTATTTAATGTACTAAAATATTTAATATTATTTTTTAGTAATATTTCATTTTTTTTTTGAAATTCTATATATTTTATAGTATTATATCTTTTTGATATATCAGAAAAATCATTTCTTTGATATACAAGGTGTCCTTTATTATATGTAGTTTGTATAAAATTTTCACTAATTAAAATATCAATAGGTTTATAATATTTTAATTTATTTTTTTCTAATATATTAATTAATTTATCATAACTTTTTTTAAAATATACCACAAAAGAAGTTGATTGACCCCATTTAATATTAACAAATGGTGTTTTTTCAATAAAATTATATATTATATTTTTATTATTATTATAATTATAATATGATGGGTTTCCATTAAAAATATTAATATTTTCTTTATTTTTAATTAATAGTTGTAATATATTGTATATATTTTCCAAGCTTTCTTTTAAGATAATATCATCTTCAATTACAATAATATATGGATTATCATAATTTAGTTTTATAATTTCTAAATGAGAGGATAAACACCCCAAAGCTCCATTTTTATTAAAAATTGCTTTAAATTTTTTTATTTTAAAATATTTTTGATTTGTAAATATTTTATTAATATTATTCATTCTATCTTTTCTAATTTCTAAGTTAATACAATTTATTGTAAGCATTATATATTACTTTATAATGTTATAATTATATTTATTTTTTATTACTTTTCCATATGTATGATTAACTGGTTTATGTACTTTATGTAAATTTTTTTTTAAAAAATCAACTTTATTATTTATAGAATTACCAAAACCATGATATAATATTGATAAATATTTAACATTATTTTTTAATATATTATTTACATAATAATTAAGATGTGTTTCATCATGCCATATAGTTATATAATTATTTTTTTCATTTTGAAATATATCATTACTAATTGTTTTACATAATATTTTAAAATTATTTGTTTCACATCCAAAAAAACCACCAATTATGTATTTAAAATTCTTTCTAGGAGATAAATAACATGTAGAATTTTTATTATTTTCAATAGATTTTAATTGTAAAGTATTACTTATTTTAGATTGAGTAGAATGTAAAACAAAAACATATCCTCTTTTATCTGGTAAAATTTCTTCCTGACATTTTTTTCTAAAAATAATATTACTATTTAATAAAAATATATATTTACATTTTTGAATTATATTATTATTAAAAAATGAAAAATAATGTAATTTATACAATGTTTCATATGGCCAACCTATATAATCTGTTAAAAAATAAGTAATATTATATAATTTTTTATATTTTTTAACAATAATTTCATTTTCTTTATTAGTAACTATAAAAAAAATTTTTTTATATTTTGGTAAACAATTTTTTTTAATGTTTTTTAGAAAATGTTCAAGATATATAATATATTTATTTATAAATAGACCATATATACCTATAATCATTCTATATAATAGTATTATTATATAATACATAAAAAATAATTAATTTATTTACATAATACACATCTATTTGTATTATATATCGTTTTATATATCTTCATTTTTTTTTGTAGCATATATCTTGGTATTCCATTTTTTATAAATTTCTGTATATCTTTTTTATGGTCTTTTCTTGGTATTACTTTATCTAGAACACCTTTTGTAGTTCGTAATGGATGACGAACAATACTAGTATGTAATACAGCAATAGAATAATGTCTTTTATGAAGAGGAAAACAATATTGTAAAGCAATATCAAAATAGTATCCTGTATAGGTAGATTGTAATAATTTTTGAAATAAGGAATTTTTACATATATTTGTATGAAAACATAATAATCCACATTCTACAAAATTTCTGTATTCTACTACTTTTTTACAATGATGATTATCATTCCTTCTACCCGTTCCACCTCCAGCAACAGAATCTTTTGTTGTGCTTGGTATAGCGACTTGGATATGTTTATTTTTTTCTAGTATAAGAAACATTCTATTAATCATATTACCAGATGTTTCTATATCATCATCCGGAACCCATACATGTGAATATTTGTATATATCGATTGTTTTACAATATTCTCTAAAATTTGGCCATTTTAATCCTTTTTTTCTATATACAATACAACTATCACTTTCTAAGTTTTTTAATGTATTATAATATTCATCATTATCTCCATAATAACATAACACTATATCAAATAATCTTTCTTTACATTCAAACCATTTTTTATGAACACTTGTATCACCTACAGAGGAATATACTACATATTTTTTCATAATATATATATATATATTATGATAAAAATATATTATATAAACTTAGAATGCTCAAATAAAAGAAAATTATATATGAATAAAACATATCCTACATCAAAAAGAATAGAAGCATATGATGGAATAAAACTAGATACATATAAAAATATACAATATCCAAAAAATACAAAACAGACAAATAATGAACTTGCATGCTCTTTATCACATATAAAAGCTATTATAGAAGCATATAATGATAATTGCGAAAAAGCAATTATATTAGAAGATGATATTAAACATATTGTTCCACTTACTATAATAGAAAAAAAGATACAAGAATATCCAAAAGATACAGAGTGTATTCAATTATTTATAAGTAATATTAAAGAAGTTGAAAGAATGTCTTTACTAAAAAATAATTATGAATTATGGAACTCTGAAAAATGGTCAACTGGAGCATATTGTATTTTTCGGAAAGGTATGGAGAAAATTATAAACAAATTTTATAAAGACAATATTATAAATATAGATATTCCTCTTCATAATTATGTTGCTGATAATGGTATATTATATAATAATATAAAAACATATAGTTATACAAAACCTTTATTTATAAATATGTTATTTGATTCTGCTATTAAAAAAGGAGATAATTCAAGAAAAAAAATAGAAAAAGAAATACATTTTTTTATAAGTAATTATATCAAAAAAAATTACAAAAAATAACTATATATATAGTATGAAAATAGCATTATGTTTTTTGACGTATGGTTCTCTATCACAACCTACAGTATGGAAACCTTTTATAGATTCAAAACATTATAATATGTATATTCATAATAAGAATATATTTTATGGAGAATATAAAAAATTTTGTATTTCAAGAAGAATTTCTACTAGATGGGGTCGTATTTCTTTGGTAAAAGCAACTTTATTACTTTTTATGGAAGCATATAAGAATAAAGAGAATATGTTTTTTATTTTATTATCTGATAAATGTATTCCATTATATAGTCCAGATATATTATATCAAAAAATAACTTCTATAGATAACAATATAATTTTTTCATCAATCAATACAAAACAAATACGGTATAATTCATTATATAATACATCTTTTTTTACAAAAAATACATATAAGATACAACATCAATGGATGTGTTTAACACGAAATACTGTTGCATTTTTTATAAAACATAACTTTACACATATTTTTGGACCTAGATCTGATGTTCCTGATGAACATTATTTTGTAAATATTATGGAAAAATATAACATTCCATATCTACATAAAAAAATGACATATGTTAATTGGTCTGAGAATAGCGATCTTCCAAAATACAAAAAGAAACCAAAAACATATTCTGTATTAACCAATGAGATGGTTCATACGATTATACAAGAAGGTTGTTTTTTTATGAGAAAAGTTGGACCAGAATGTAGATTACCTTCTTATTTTAGTTCTTTTATGTAATTGTTATTCTATAAAATATATATATAAACTATATAAATACATAAACCTATATAATGTACAATAAGCTATATACTTAGAATATGGTGTCCCTTGATACATGTACAAAAAAGGAACTACTTATTATTGCTAAAAAATATAGAATTCCCTATGCACAAAAATACAAAAAACAAGACCTTATTACAAAAATACAAGAAGTACAAAAATCTTCTATAAAAACTATACAACCTATTGTTATAAATAATAATCATTATACAACTATTATTCATATTTCTGATATTCATATTCGACCACTTACAAGACATGAAGAGTTCGAAGAAGTGTTTGAAAAATTATATTCTTTTTTAGAAAATACAAAAGAATATAATCAACATAGAATTATTGCTATTACTGGGGACTTATTACAAGAAAAAGATAATTTAAAACCAGAAACATTATTAGTATGTAGAAAATTTTTAAAAAAATGTTCTTTATACGGGACAGTTATTGTTATTGCTGGTAATCATGATATGTTAGAAAACAATACAAATCGTCTTGATAATATAACCGCAATTGTAGATGATATACCTATACATTATTGTGTTGATTCTGGTTCGTATCAATTTGGAAATACGGTTATAACCGTTTCTAGTTTGGTAGATAAAAAGTTTATACAAAGTCATCAAGTAGAAACAAATAATCTTACACATATTTGTTTATACCACGGTTCTATTATTGGTTCTACTACGGACCTAGGGTATTCTATACAAGATATGGAGGGGACAACCAGATTTAGAAATATATCAGAGTTTGATGGTTTTGATATGGTTTTACTAGGAGATATACATAAATGTCAAAAGATAAAACCCCATATTGCTTATTCTGGAAGTCTTATTCAACAAAATTTTGGAGAAAGTCTAGAAAATCACGGTTTTTTAGAATGGAATATCCAAGAAAAAACTTCTGTATTTCATTCTATACCAAATACATATGGTTTTGTAACTATTCCTTGTAATCATACAGAATACACAATACCTGAAAATATACCAAAAAATCCTTATATTCGTATTTTATCTACAAGTGCTGATATTACTACTATAGAAACAATTAAACAAGAACTTTCTTCTTATAACATTCAATCCTTTTCTGTAAAAGAACAATTTCTTGTAGAACAAGTTGAATATAAGGAAGATATGGTGTTTCATCAAGATGATATACAAATGATTGAACAAGAAATACAAGAATATACAGATATAGAAAAAGAATCTATATTTTCTATACATTCGTCTATAAAAGAAAAGGTTCAAACAGAAATGTCTTTTCAAATGAACCATTGTCAATGGGAAATACAAGTACTACATTTTAAAAATGTATTTATTTATGGAAATAATGAATTACGAACAATTGATTTTAAAAATATGCGTGGTATTATTGGTATTGTAGGACCAAATGCTTCTGGAAAAACAAGTATTATTCATATTATATTATTTTTATTATATGGAAATACATGTAATAAGATAATTCATGTTCTTAATAAAAAAGAAAAAGAATATTATGTAGAAGGGGAATTTTTATTTGGATCTACAAAATATAAAATTATTCGTTCTGGTTGTATACGAAAAGGGAATAAATTAAATCATACATTATCTGTATTTATTTGGAAAGATACATGGGTAAAACAAGATCTAGAAAATAATACAAAAACAAATCAATATATACAAGAAAAAATAGGAACATATGATAATTTTTTATTGACAAATATGTATTCCAATAGTTCTTTACGAAGTATTTTACAATATACAAATAGTGAAAAATACAAAGCTCTACGCTCCTTGTTTGCAATTGATATGTATGAATATTATGAAAAAGAAGCAAAAAAAATAATACAAAAATATACTACAAGAAAACAAGAAATAGAAGCGACCATTAAAGGATTAGAATATACAATTCCTACTATACAGAATATAGAAGACTTGTATAAAAAAGAAGAAGAATATAGAGAAATTATACAAAAACTAGAAAAACAAAAAAAACATATTGAAAAAAGTTATATCCAAATAGAAAATACTATAGATATATGTAAAAACAACATAGTAGAGTGTGAAATAATAGATTTTGATTCAGTAAAAACTTCTTTACAAAAATATTACCTAGAACTAGAAAATACAGAAAAATCTAATCACACTGTAGAAGAATTACAAAAAGAACTATATCATATAGAAAAAATACAGGAAGAATTGTATCCTATTGAAAAATCATCTGGTATAGAAGAAAGTTCTTTGAAAGAATTACAAGAATTACAAGAATTACAAAAAAAATATGTAGATATATTTACGAAATGTTCTACAAAATATACAGAATTTCAAGAAACTATTCAGTATATTCAACAAAAACAGCTAGAAATTCAAAAAAAGATTATTCCAACACAAAATTGTATAGACTATTCAGAAGAAATACAATCTTATGAACCCATACAAGAAATTACTTATACAGAGAAAGAAATTTCTTATTTATCAAATTGCTTATATAATTATCAAAAAGATACATTATCAAAAATAACACATAAAAAACTACCAGGTGATTTTGATTTTGTAAAAAATACAAAAAAACTAGAAAAAATGAAATATCAAGTAGAAGAAATAGAAAAGAATGTTTTCTATACAAAAAAAATTTCACCTGTAGAAAATAATATAATTTTTACAAAATGTTCAACTATAGAAGAAATAGAAGAGTTGTATAAAAATACATATATACACTACAAAAAAGAGAAAAAAGATGTTACAGATACTGTTTGTATGATTCAATTAGAAGATGTACCTGTTATGAAGTATATAAAAAATATTATACAACAAGAAAAATCTACAAATATTATTCCTTTGTTACAAGAACTTCCAAGTAAAATAATAGATTCTTTGGATTCTTGTATACAATACAAAGAATATTGTGAAAAAGAAAAAATACAAGAACATAATACAAAGATTCAAAACAATATCCAGGAATTAGAACATATGTATAATTATGCGTGTCATACATATTATAGTCATAAACATACATTATATTCCAAGAAATACAAAAAATACAAAGCATATCAAGATACATTTTTGTATAATTCGTATCAAAGATATGAAGAAATTCAAAAATACAAAAAATATACAGAATTGTGTAAAAAACAACAAGAATTTGAATCTTATACATCTATTCGAAAAGAGCAGGAATGTTATACAAAAGAACAAGAAACATTAGAACAAGAATATAAAACACTTATAGTACAAATACAAAATTTGGAACAAGAAAGAAAAAATATTACATATAACCTAGAAAATACTACAAAAAAGATAGACCATATACAACAATACAAAGAATTTATAAAAAATAAAAGAATGATAGAAAAAATACAAAAACAAATACAAACTCAAGAAATACGAAATTCTTGTATTTCTTTAGAAGAAATTATAGCAAAAAAAGATTCATATACAAAAATATACAATATAAATAAAGATTTAGAAAAAAATATAAAAGAATTTACAAAAACCCTTGAAAAATATAATAAAGAATTATCTGAATTAGATACAAAATATACTATGTATAAAGAATATCAAATAGAAGTGTCTTGTTCTATAAAACATACTATAGAAGAGCAGGAAAAACAAACAGATATAAAAAACAAAATACAAAAACTTCGTGAAGAACAAAAGGATATAGAAGATGATATAGAAATGTATACAAAATATATGAATTTAGTTGGAAAACACAATATACCTAAAAAATGTATTCATACTAAAATATCGTATATTGAAGAGTATATGAACTATTGTCTTTCTTCTATTGTAGATTTTCGTATTTCTATTCAAGTAGAAAAAAACAATATACAGTTTATAGCACATAAGGATAATATAGATTTAGATATAGAACAATTATCTGGATATGAAACATTTATTACACATATTGCATGTAAAGCTGCATTACAGAAGTACTCTTTTATATCTAAATCAACATTATTTATTATTGATGAAGGGCTGGATGTAGTAGATACACATAATATTAAAAAATTAGAAAGACTATTAAAAATACTAAATACCTCGTATAAACATATACTTGTAATTACACATTATACTGGAATTAAAGACATGTTTGACACGACGTATAAGTATTCTGTATTATAATTGTTTTTTAAGCTTCACTACTAAGGCATTCACGTAGCGGTATGCTAGTGTGTCAAAGCTCATTGTATTTTGAGAGCCGCCGTTATGATCACAATATGGAGACTCACATAGAAAGTAACCCGAGTCCGATCTCACGTTAGTTCCATGTGATGAACATCTCACTGTAATAGTTCGATTGCGGATAGCTTCTAAAGCTATTTCACATGCGAGCCCAACGTCATTATCACGTATAGCATGAATGATGTCACGTACCACACGTTGTTCGCTACACTTTTCCACTTGAAAACGACACATCTTTCGTGGAGAGATGGTTTACTAATATATAGAATCTATGTGATATATAATGTATACTATCTCATTTCTATATATTCAATTTTTTATGTAACTAAAGTGCTATCGCAAACTTCTTCATTAGATAAGGGTTTTTTAGGAAAACCTATATTTCCTTCTATAGATATATAACTCTTATACTCATTTGCTTCTTTAGTATCTGGGAAGTGTACCCATTCATTTACAACTGGTTTATTATTACTATCTAGTTTTTCTAATACAGGAACCATTCTTACATATACGTCTCTTACATTTTTACCTCTTTTGTCATAATACCCATTACGTTCATTATATATAAGTTTATTTCCAATTTCTCTTTTTTCTATACTGTATTTTGCAAATCTAGCAGAGGACACACTTTGGATCCACGCAATTTTTCTATTGTTCCATGTTCTTTGGAGGATATCGTACTTCATCTTTCTTGTTATATAATACTAATTATTTGAGTATAAATGTATGTATTTATAATTGTTTAAGTATATTATAAGAAATTAGTAAACCTTGGAATAAATAGATTTTCCTTTTTTTCTATCTTGTGGGTCTCTTGTTGAAATTGAGATACTTGCTGATTTCCAATATCTCGAGTATTATTATTTCGTGTCATAGTAGGTTTTTCTTCAAAAAAACGATTACCGTATCGTGTATCCGGTGTTACAAAACTTCTTTCTAGATGGTTATTCTGATGAATATTTGTATTTTTTCTATTTCCTCTAGTGCTTATTCCGAATGAAGAATTTGAATATGTACCGTTTTCTTGTGTTGTTCTTGGACAAACATCTATAGAACGATGTATAAAAGAATTGTTTGTATAAGAGGTTCTATTATTCTTTTCTCTAGTACAATGTTCATTTGTAACAGAAGGATACAATTGTGTATTTTCTAGATGTACATATACTTCTCTAGGTTTATCAATAGATGTTTCCATATAACATTGAGAGCATATGAAACCATTTCCTATTTTTTGATTATGCTTACACATTATATAATTATGACTCATTCTATATTATTTCAAGCACTATAATTATAGTAATAGAAATAATATGTCTATTAAGTCGTCAAAATACCCTATTAAGTCGTCAAAATACCCTATTAAGTCGTCAAAATACCCTATTAAGTCGTCAAAATACCCTATTACTAGAAAAATAGTAAAAAAAAAATACTACTATTACTGGAATGATAAGAAAAAAATAACAGATTCAAAAAAAATACAAGAATTACATAATTTACGAATACCCCCTGCATACAAGAATGTGCGAATATACTCTTCTACATCAAAGATACAATACGATGCTAGAGATGAAAGGGAAAGAATACAGAAAGGGTATCATCCTGTATGGATCCAAGAACGTACACGTAAGAAATTTATTGGTCTAATTGATTTTGTAAAAGCATATCCAACTATTATGAAAAAAGTCCATAGTATCTTACCAAAAAATAATACAATTACAACAAAAGAACAACTTGTAGCACTAGCAATTAGCCTACTAGATATATGTAAAATACGACCTGGTAATGAAAAACACTTAGAAAATACAGGTTCTTATGGAACAACTACATTACAAAAAAAACATATACAAAAAAAACCATGTAAGCAAGGGACGTGTGTATCTTTGTCTTTTATGGGTAAAAGTAAAGTCCAAAATACATGTTTTATTACATCTCCTTCAATTTCAAAAATGCTATTACAACTATCTTCTATTGTAGGAACCAATTATATATTAGAAACAAAAAAAGATACTATTACCGGTAAAGATATTAATGACTTTTTACGAAAAATAGGAAAATCCAATACCATATCTGCGAAATCTTTTAGAACCTATCACGCAAATATACTTTTTTTAGAAAAAATTCGTAACACATTTTCTCCAGATTCTACAAAACAAGAACAAAAAAAAAACTTTGTCCAAACCTTAAAAGAAACCGCTAAAGAGTTACATCATAATCCACCAACATGTAAGAATTCCTATTTATACCCATCTATCCACGAGTTATATACAAAAGATTATAAGAAATTTGTAAAAATATTTGAAAACACAAATACACAAAAAACTTTTATTTCTTTTATACAAAAACATACCCCAAAAACATCAAATATACCTTCTAATTGGAAACATTAAGAAAAATATTTGTATACATATGTATCAATATAATATGTGAGTATTACTAAAAACCATATAACAGATATATGTTTTGCTGTATCTTGGATACTTTCCTTGTTATATCTATCATATATAAAAACCATACTTATTCCTGTAATAAAACACAATATGATACCTTGATATAATGATTTAGAAAATATAATAATACATAAAAATAATAATTGTACCCCCATTTGTGAGTAAAATGCTTCTTGACCAATACGAAAAGAGTTTATAGATGTATCTTTTTGAGATATATACATAGAATATGCATCACTTAGAGGGTCTGTGATTAAAAGGGCTAAAATAGCTCCAATTATTCCAACTTTAGGTACTTTTGTAGCATATAATCCAAATAGTAGTGATAAAATAGTAATAATACCATTTGTAAATCCAAATGTTGTTCCAATGGTTTTCATATATATATATATATCTGTATAGTAAAAAAATTGATAATATAACAATTATATACAAGTATCATACTATACAATATTACTACAATTTGAGATATCGTAACATATTTGAAAAGATTAGTGATTGTAGTGAAAGGATGTCTGATTGTAGTGAAAGGATGAGGAAACAATTTGAGAAATTACAGATAATACCAATTGAAGTAATACTTTTATTCACTGATATGGTAGATATGGAAAAATGCTCAGGAACTTCTTCTATGGAAGATATTGTGAATAATCTACAATTGCCATGGAACTATTGTATTATTTCTAAAAGAGAAGATATTGATTTACATCAACTTGAACAAATGCACACTGTATGTCCTGGTCAAAAATGGAATCGGAAAAAAGCCACACTAGCTACATTTTGTTTTGATGGAATACCAAGTCCGTATATTGATAAAGATACAATAAAACATATTATTCAGTATTCTTCTCCAGAACATATTACTGACATAATCAAAAGAAATACAAATACAATGGAATCTCTAGAAAATATAGAAGAAACAAAAACAATTATTACAGAAAAATATAGAGTATCAGACGAATTAATAATACAAAATGCAATTAGCAATATTTCTCATTTTTTGTGCTTTGAACTTCTTACACACTTTGTAAGTTGGGAATGTATATCATACAATCCAGGTTTTTCATGGAACTTGTATGAAAAAGAAATAGATATAGAAAATAGGAACACTATACACTATTGTCCCCCTTCAATCTTATACAAATTGAAGGATAAAAATATTAATTGGGAAAAAATTACTATATATAATAATTTTAATATTATCACAGAAAACCCAGAACTACCATGGGAAATGCAGAACTTTTATGATATAATTGATTCAAATGAAGAAGACCTAATAGATATGACATTATTTATAAATATGACGCCAAAATTGCCATGGGATATGGAAATCCTAACTGTATTGTTTCCTTGGAATATTATAAATACAAATCCAACATTACCTTGGGATACAAAAGCTTTTATAAAAAAAGAAGTCTCACGTCATGAAAACCCCTCTATTCACATAATTTCCCTGTTTCACTCCTTTTTTGATATGAAAAGAGTTACTGAAATATATGATATAAACATTATATCAGATACAATACATGTTATACCTTGGGACACAAAATCTATTTTTATAAGAACGAATATCCCTTTTTCTATTTTTTTACAAAAACCAAAAGAAAAATGGTTAATGGAAAATATTTTTATAAAAACAGATATACAAAGAAAGAAATTCCAAGAAAAAGTAGATATAGATAATACCCCTTTACCGACGGATATTCAGGGGATATTATATGAGTACATCTTCTAATGTATTATATAGTATATAACTTATTCTTGAATATTTGGTTTTATATATTTATCAAAATATTCTTGTCCTAGTCTCTTATCCACCTCATCTCCATCCAATGACCCATTTTGAACACCTGTCATTAAGTCTAACATGGGTTCTAATCTTGCATGATCAAAACTAGAACCTTTATCAATAACCATCATTAGAAGAGATGGAAATTTTTTATTAAATGTATCGTGTTTTTTTGCCATAGAAATACGAAATTCTACACTTTCTCTTTTTTCTTTTGGGATACCTTCAACTTCTTTTATAAGTGATTGAATATAACTTTTAATCCATTCTTTGCTTTTTTGTTCGGTCATAGTATGCTAATAATATATATATTATTGGTGTATAATATAAATATGAAATATACGAACTTTATACCTGTATGTTTTTTTATAGGAACTGTATTTATATATTATATTGTATCAGAATATGATATTGATAATTATAGGTTGTATGAGGGATTTAGTGAAAAACGCTTAACAGAATACAGGGAAGATACAGAAAAAATAAAAATGTTTCCTGATCCAAATTCAAGAACATATTGTCGTTTTTTTGAAATTGTTATGGATGAACCTTCTTTTTATAGAGATAATATTATTCAAATTAAAAATAAGACAAAAATAGATGAAAAATCAAGAGTATTAGACGCTGGTTGTGGAACAGGGAGACATATTCAAATCATAAAAGAACTTATTCCAACTATAATGATTGAAGGAATTGATATTTCTAAAAATATGATTTCCAGAGCAGAGATACGAAACCCAGGAACAGATTTATTATGCACCAATCTTACTATTCCTGAAATATACAAACCAGAATCACTTACTCATATTCTAACCTTGTTTGAAACATTACATCATAATACACCAAATGATATTAGTACAATATTAACAAACTATTACAAGTGGTTAGTCCCCGGTGGATATTGTGTATTCCATATATTTTATCCAGATAAATTAGACCCCGGGACAAAATCGTATTCCCAATACACAAAAGGTAAAAATAATCAAAAAGTATCTTTTACACAATTTGAAGGATTTTCTCACGAAGCTTGGTGGGAAAAAGAGAAAAGTAAAATGTATTGGTATAGATACTGTGAAAAATATGTTATCACAAAAGATAAACATATAGTAAAAACTACAAATGTATGGATTCCTCCTTCTAATAAAATGATTTCGTTTATTACAAAACATAATTTTGAATTAAAAGAAGTTATTGATTTACACTCGCTTGGTATATCTGATTTTGGAATGTATATATTTCAAAAAAAATAATAACTATTAATATACTATGCCAAGATATACCCAAAAACAATTTCAAAAAGACTTGAAACAATTAGGTGGGATGATTAATACTTTTTATAGACAGAATGGTGGAGAATGTCCTTTTTCTCAAAGTGGAGGTGGAAAACCGACAAATAATCCAAATGATTATAATGTAGGATATTCTATGAAACAAGATAATGGTAAAACATGGAAAGTGAAAGAAGTTCGTGGTAAAAAAATATGGAGTAATACAAGGAGATTTAAAGTTGTAGAAGTAAATGGTCAAAAATATGATAATGATGCTCCTTATAAGGGTGCTGATCCAAAAACAGGGGCTAAAAATGCTTTTAAATGGATTTGTCAAAGAAAAAATATGAAGGATGAATCATGTAAGCTTACTTTTACGATTAAAGAAGTTACAAGGGGTTCTGACAAGAAAACATATGGTCCTTACAAAGGATATACAGAAAAATTAGATAAACCTATTGTAAAAATGATTAAAGGACAAAAGATTGTTACTAAATACAAACGATATGTATCTTTACAAAAATAATTATAATTGTATAATTTCAGGAATATATTGATGTATATCTTGTATCATATAATATACATACGCATTTGCTTTTTTTTGAAGGTATGATTTTATAACAGTCCAATTTTTTTGAATATATGTATATCTCATTTCATATGGTATATACATATTTTTTTGAAATTGTATCACTTGCTTATAAGTTATCGATGAACTATTTTTCCATATCATTTCTTTGTATTCTTCTTTCGAATATTGTGGATATTCACACTCTAATGTATCCAATAAAAAAGAAGAACAATGAAAATCATATGCTTCATATACCCAATCATATTGTTTAGATATAATCGATTTTTGATATATCGGTATAACTTTTTTATAAAATACTGTATCCCATACTGTATTTATAGTATAATAGTGATTCATATACGATTCTATCATTATCTTATCACCTTTCATACCACCATACACTCTTCTAGCTTCTAAAGAATATACAATATTCTGTATTTCTTTTTTTTTTGTATGAATAGTTGTAATTTTTTTAGAAAACACAAACTTACTTGTTTCAATATATTCTTTATATGTACAAGAAGATATAATATATACTACACCCAATAACCATTTTTTTTGATTTTCTTCCAGTTTTAATCCATTAGACACAATACATAATAACCATATTATTGTATGTAATGAATAATGTATATAAGAATCTTCTATCATTATAATTGGCAATCTTCGTAAAAAGGATATTGGTGAAACTTCTAATAATATTTCTGCTGTATGAACCGCCATTCTATAATTATTTCTTCTTACACATTTTTGCAAATGTGATAACAAGAAAGAAGTATATTTTTCAAGTTCATAAAAAGAACTATAATCACTTTCCGTAGGAATATAAGATGAATATAATATAACTTCACGATATCCAATTTTTATCATCTTTTTCCAATATTTTTTTGGCTTTTCCTTTGTCCAATAGGTTTCTACCGGATTCGACAAAGAAGAGTTCCATATAGATACAAAATAATAATTTTCTTCCTCCTTTTCCGATACCCATTTGGTAATAGTTTGTTGACGCATCTTAGTATATACTATAGTTTTACATGTTTATATAATTATACAAGGATACATAAAGAAGTATTCTAATTTCATAGTATACAGGAATGAGTATTGAAAAAATAGAACCTCATGTGATCCTTCATTTGAAGTTGCAAAAGAAGGACATTGAAGAATATATGAAATCAAAGATAATTGTTTCTAATAATGATACTATTAATAGTAATAATACTATAGAGTGTTCGGAGAATGTTTCTTATACAGTAGACAATACTACTATATTTTCTTCTTTTGAATCAAAAGAACCATGTCCTTCTAATTCAAATAGTATTCATTATAGTGTTCCAACTATACCAGATAATATTCAAAATTCAACACGTAATAAAACACCATCTTCGCCATTTCCGAAAAATAATATAGAAGAGACATTTTATAGGAACTATAGTTTAGATATTTCACATGTACAAGTATCGGATGAAAAGATAGAATGTAAAAAAGAAAATCATATATTTGAAACAATGAAAGAGTTTTCCAATGCTAATAAGAATAATACATGGCCATCTTCCACAAATATATGGTGTTTCTGGTGCTGTCATTCTTTTACGACACCACCTGTTGCTATTCCATTATCTTATACAAATAAGACATTTCATGTAACAGGGTGTTATTGTAGTTTTGAATGTTCTGTTTCCCATTTGTTCTCTAATAATATAATTCATGAAAATGAGAAATGGAATTCTTATAATTTGCTACATATATTACGAAAAAAACTTATAAAAGAAAATATTTTTGAAAAAATAGAGTTTGCACCACCTAAAGAAACATTACAAGTCTTTGGTGGTAATATGACAATTGAAGAATTTCGTAATTCTTATACAAATACAAGACAATATAATATTTTACACCCCCCTATGATTTCTCTTATTCCTACTATAGAAATTGTGGAAAAGAGTTATTCTGCTTTACTCGATAGTAATATCCACCAAAAAGATGCTTCTATTTCATTAGATGAAAAAAGGGTAGAAAAAGCTTCTCAAAATATTAAGCTTAAACGGAAAGAACCATTAATAGATAAAAAGAAAACATTACTACATTATATGAACTTGAAGTTTCAAAAAAATGAATAATCAAACAGAACAAAAAAATACAATTGTTGCTTGGGATATTGGGATAAAAAATTTATCCTATTGTATTCTCTCTAAAACAAATAAAGGTTGTCCTACATCCTATGGGTATAATATTATAGATTGGGAAGTGATTAATTTATATAATGATGCAGAAAAAAAACATATATGTTCATCGTCAAATAAAAATAACAAGAAGTGTAACCATAAAGGTATTTATATTGAACAAAATGTAGAAGAGAAGGTTTTTTATTGTAAAAAACATAAGACACCGACCTCTATTATATATAAACCTAAAAAGGTAAAAAATAGAAATCCTTTTGAATATGCTACACGTATAAAACAAGAACTTGATAAAAGACCTACATTACAAGATGTAGATATTGTATTAGTAGAAAATCAACCTGCACTTATGAATCCTATTATGAAATCCATTCAAATGATGATATTTTCGTATTTTTCTTTTTTACACTCTGCAGAAAAGAAAATAGAAGTTTATAATGTGAATGCTAAACGAAAAGAAAAATTACCAGATAAGGATGATTCTTGGATTACATCATCCTATTACAGAGAATATCAGGAAAGAATAGAAAAAACTAAAAACAAATATACCAAACGAAAGTTATTATGTTTTTATTATGCATTACTATGTGTAGAAACAAGTCCTGAAATGAAAGAGTATTTAATGTCTCATAAGAAAAAAGATGACTTAACTGATTCTTTGTTAATGTGTTTGGAGTGGTTTAGTAGATAACTCATGTATAAGATCTATATAATCTTTTTTAATATTCTCAATTGAACCTATTTTTGAAGATAATCCAGAACCTATATTACATTTTGTACATTTATTTTTATGATATATTTTATATGCATCGGTTATATGTATATTACCAATATACTGATTATCTTTTATAAAAATAGTATATAATATAAAATTTACAGTTTGACAAATAAATTTCCATTTATTTTTATCTCCTCTAATTTTTTTTATATGCGAATTTGTAAAATGTAATCTAATAAAAAGTGAAACAGCTTTTTTATATAGAATATGGTTCTTCTTTGCACCCATTAATGAAGGAAATACATCTTTTGATTTTTTATTATGTAACAACCATATATCATTTTTGAAAAAGTTTTTTGGGATTGAACCTATATTATTATTTATATCACTGTATATACCTCCATATTTCATAAGAACATAAAATCTCCAACAATCACTCGCTGCTGCATATCTTAATTTCTTCCATTTTTTTTGTTTTAACCAAAAAAGAACTCTATCTTGCATATATGTTTTTTCGCAAATTACACATTTTATATATATATTAGATTTATAAAATGTATATTTTTTTACATATTCTGTATCATATACCCATATAAAAATAGAAATATCTTTATTACTTTCAGAAATAGTATGTATAGTATTATATATTTTTTGAGACATTTTACCAAACCATATTAGATGTAATATTTTTGGAATAGGCATTTTTATGTATATACAATATAGAATATTTTATCTTTTACATTTTCTTTTTGTCTCTAGACTTAAGTGATAGTGGTCTTTGTGTTTGTATTTTTTTTGTTTTACTTTTTTTGTAGATTTTTTTGTAGCTTTTTTTGTAGCTTTTGATTTTCTTTTTTTACCACCCTTCGGTAAATTTGGTGGAAGTGAAGAAGGTATAGGAGGTGGTTGACGCGCATTATTATAATTAGGAGGTGGTTGTTCTATTGGTCTCCCAGTTTCTTCATCTAAATTACAAATCCTTTGTTTTAATTCTGAAAGTGTAGGTCCTACAGTAGAAAAAGGGGATAATGTTCTATAAGCTAAATAATATTGACCAAGATTATCTGTTTCGAAAGACAATTTAGACAATGTTTTATTACCTTCCTTCTTTTCATGTATTACTATACTTCGGGGGGGGGGGTGTGAATTATTACTCATATTATATATATAGTACATACATAAAATTTATAATGCCAACATATTATCAAATACATAGAGGAATTATATCTTCAGAAGTTGAAAATAGATTTATAAAAAATAGACCATTTTTCTTTTCCAAGAAAAATTCTTTTTGGTATAATATTGAAAAAGAGATTAGTAAAGATTATGGTGGATATATAATTTATGAAATATATATACCTAAACATTTATTTACGAAATCATTTAATCCAAGAAATAAAAATAAAATAGTTAAAATAACAAAACAAAATATTAATGAATATAAAAAATTAAAAAAAACATACAAAGGGTATAATAATTTTATTAGAGAAATGAATAAAAGAAATATTATTGGGATTGACGCAACATCTACATTTATTTATAAACATAGAAGTTTATCACAACCTGAAGGATATTTATGGAAAAAAACTAAAAATATAAAAATAAAAAAAACTAATACTATAATATTACATAATACATAATAGGTCTTTTTTATAGTAAAAGTATATATAAAATCATTCTATTCCTAAATAATTTTTTATTTTATTATTTATGTCTTCTGTGGAATAAATACTCTGTATCTGGTTTATAATCATATTTTTTATATTCTTGAAATCTTTATCATAACGATCATTATATGTATATTTATGCGTTTTAATTATAGTACCATCATCATCTGAAATTATATATTTTGGATAATTCTCTACACTTTTATGTTCTAATCTAACTATTTTTTGATTGAATAATTCTGGATTAAAATTATTGTCCTTAAAAGATTCATTAAATATTTCTTTAATAGTATTACCTATAACATGATTTATATATGTTACTCTATCTGAATCACTATCTAAGTGTTCAACTTGAACTACACCAGAAAATATGCTAACTAAAATTATACATAATAGAAAGATTATAATATATATTTTTTTGTGAATCTTTTGTAATTTCATTTTTATTATTATAATATATAAGTATATTAAATTTAATATATTTTTAGTAATATTTTATCTAAGATTTCTCGATAAAAAAATGTATATGGTATATACTATATAATATTAACTTATTTCATAATTCTACATAATACTTTACTTTTTTGTAATGTTTTTGTAATAGCTAAATATAAAACAATATCATCTATATTATTTTTTTCTATATTATGTTTAATTGTTTTTTTTGTTTTATTATTTTATTATATTCCAATATCCATTTTGTAGCATCTGTTATTGGAGACTTTGTTTTTTTATCAGGAATTATATATTCCTTATATACACCATTAGTTAATTTAAGCAATGATGTTGTTAATACTAAATTAATATTTTCATTTATAATAATATCTGCATTTGCACTTAAAAAACCAGATGTTTTTTCACCAAATGTTTTAGTGTTTGTTTTACCTACAAATGAAGAAGCAACTATTTCGCCTGAACTAGAAGTATATTTTCCTATTATAATAGCTATTGGATACGAACAATTTATAGTATTATTATAATTTGTTATTGTAATATTTTTTATTTTAAAATTTCCATTTTTATATTTTTTATTAGTTAAAGAAATATATTTATTATTATTAATATTATTTGACCATGCAAACAATGGAACATTCTGTAAAATAGAATGTAAAGAATTCAATGTTGGCCACATATTTCCACCAATATGACAACGAAAATCTAATATTAATCCTTTTAATGTATTATTTTGTAAATAAAAGTTTATAGATTTAATATATTTTTTATTATCATTTTTATCATTCCCCCTATAGTGATAGAATACAATTTTTCCAATTTTATTTTTATTATTATAATAAAAATCTGGAAATGGTCTTTCTATATAATAATATTTTTGTAAACATTTTGGTAATGATTTTATATATATATTATTTTTATTATTTTTTTTATTACATTTATATTCTATTATTTTTTTATTACAAATAATATAAGAATGATTATGATAGGTTTTTACATATTTATCTAATAATTTACAATATTTGTTAAATATATTATTATCTTGTATATTATATTTATTTACTAAATTATGTATTTTTTCTATAATATTTTTAGATGGAACCCATTTTTTTTTATAAATTAATATTCCATATTTTTTTATATTCTTATTAATTTTAATTATATCTTTATTAGATGTAATCATTTTGTATATACTATATAATATTAACTTATTTCATAATTCTACATAATACTTTACTTTTTTGTAACTTATTTTCTAATTTCTTTTTACGTCTTTCTTCTTCTACTTCTCTTTTCTTTTTGCTTTTGAAAAAAGGTTCTTGGTAGTTTTTCAAAATATAATCTTTCCCAGAATAAAATTCTTCTTTCACACAATATTTTATAACATTTTCCATAATAAGTTGTAAAGTATCTTTTTCTTTTACAAATTGTTCTATTACTTGATTTGTACATTTATACAATATATATTCTATAAAATAATAAAGATCATCAACACTCATTCCACTCCATAGAATATACTTTGTATTTGTATCTTTACTATACTCTTTCCAACTTACATCATACTTTTTTTTTTGTAATTTTACAATTTTATATTTTTTATTTGTATCAATTATAACAATATGACCGGTTGACAATAGATACCACCATGTATACATCTTTTTCAATAAAAGTTCTCTTATCTTTTCAATATTATATACATTGTATTTCATCCACCTTCCATTTCCACTCTTAACTTCTTTGACAATCCACATTTTCCCATCTTTCCCTTTCCGTTTTTTTCCAATACTTTCACCACTAGCACAATACCCTAATCCTTTTGGAGAGGGTTCTGTTCCCTTGTAGCTTCTAGAAGGATTATTTTTACACTTTGGCATTATATAATGTATAAAGGTAAATTATTTATTTTTGAATATATTGTAAATTATACGCATTAAAATAGTTTTCCGAGTATATTTTATGTTTAGGAAACTTATATTGTAAATTTGTTAAATCAAAAATATTCACTAGTTTCAAATCAATAAATAGGGAACCTAATAATATGTTTTTATTTTTTGAATTATTTGATAATTTTTCTAATGATTTTATAAACTTTTTACCTTGTAGCATTTTTATATCAGGATACTTTTGAAATTTATCATAATACATTTTTTTATATTCATTAATTGTCAAATTATTAATTATCTTAATTGCTTTGTTATATTTTTTTGTATGAAGAGGAACAAAACCAACTCGTTGATAATATGACTTTCTATATTTTACAAAATTATAATTCCATATATCACTACTATCGTTTATTATATATCTAGATACTCCAAATATTCTGCATAATAATAATATTATATGAATATTAAATAAACCGTGTCTTTGAATATTTGTATTATGTGATATTGATTTGTATTTTGAAATATAATCATCTTCTGCTATATTTTCTGTAAAATTTATATCAAAGGAACTTACATTACTAATACCTTGATTATCTGTAATAGTATCACAAGATAAAAATACAGTAATATTTGTTTTTTCAAGTGGGTTTATATCAAAATATAAACAAACAATATATTCTTGAACACGAATAAGTAAAGAGTATAAAGTTTTCTTATGTACTATTTTTTTTTTACAAATTTTTTTAAGTGTATTTATAACTTTTCTTTTATTATACCGAATATCCATAATACGTGTATAAAAATCATACATATGTATTGTATTGCTCATTATAACACTATACACTATGTATAAATTATTTATGGTTCATATCTATATACTTTTGGAAGTTTCTTTACAATATCTAATTGTATCATATGACCTCTCCAACCTATTCTTGTATTTTCTGAAAAATCTTGCCATTTTTTATCTTTTCCTAATAATTTTATAAAACCTTGAGAATCTTTCTTTGGTAAAATACCATTTGTTAGTGGGTACCAATTATTTGGTTTGAATTCTATATCAAACTCAAAATCATCTATAATAGTATCATGTACAAATTGTAATTTTCCTGTTAAATCTTTATTATGTGTATATTTTACTATACTTTTTCTAAAAAAATATTGTGGTGTATATAATGTATTTGGTTTTGTAGAATAATCTAATGTATCATATAAATTTCTATCAAAAACAACCATCTTGATTATATCCCCTTTTTTCAATTTCCTAATATCTTTTATTGTCAATGACTTATTACTTGTTCTTTGAAGCCATTTTTTTACTTCTATTCCATCAAATTTTGGTTCAGGATTTTTATTCTTACAATAGTAATTCTCTATTTCTCTTTTGTAATAATTATCTATAGGAACTTTTTTATATTCTTTAGGAACCTCTGATACTTTTTTTTCAAATTGATTATACCCAAGTGCTTTATAAATATACCTATTTTTATTTGATACTTTTCCTATTATACTTTCTGTAGTAATATGTTTTTTTTTATCAATAATAAAAGAAACTATATTTTTGTATTCTTTTTTATATAATTCTTTTAGAAAAGGTTTTGATATTTCTGGAATATTAACTTTTTCATAATTCTGTAATATTTTATGTTTTTTTTTTGAAAATGTCCCATCGCCGTTTATTTCATATATATACTTATTTCCAACTAGTTTACCATATTTATATATAGGTTCATATGAAATATTTTTTTTAGAATATACAGCTATATTTTTACAGACCGACATTATATAATATGTAAAAGTAAATATTTATACGATATCAATATATATAAAAAAAAATTGACACGGAGAGGGCTCTTCCTCCCACCACGAGATATTTCCGTGGTCGGACGCGGATACGCGCGATTATGACGCGATAGAATACACGTTTTATCGTTTTGGGCCTCACCTCTTCGGAGAGACCGAGTTCAACGATGGCAGACGTGCCTTTAAGAATCTTGGCATGACAAAAGTCATGTTCGATAAGGAGAGGAAGAAAATTCGTAAAAAGCTTCGCGAATTTTTCAAACATTTCGCGGAGCTTAATCTCGACGGCGTCGAGAAAAAAATGAGGGAGCTTATGACGTGCAACCAGCCGGTTGTTGCTCACCTTCTCCTCGAACTCCTAGACTTCAAGGAGTGTCCATTCGACTTCCAGGTCGATAAGACCGGGAAGAATGTGAGTCTCGAGGAGAGGTTCGAGGTAGAAGAGTGGTTGGACAATGATTCCAGCCTCGCTAATCTGTCGAAAGAGGATTTCCTCTCGGAAGTAGTACGGTTATTAGAATCGGAAACTCTGGATGCATTTGATGAACTATTTCCCAGGATGTAAGAAAAAATCATAAAAATAGTAAATAGTAATATAATTATAGTTTTATATTTGTATGTAACATACCGGTATACCTTTAGAATCTTTTTATACAATATCAATATCTTCTATTCTATCTATCCATACATGGTATTTTTTATCAATTGTTTGAATAGGGTCGCCACTCTTAGAAGAATGTGGTATCTGTTTTTTTATAAATTTTTTATAATTATTAATTGTTATTAGATTTTTTGGCATATATTGTATTTTTTTCTTGTTTTTTGTTAATAATATTGTTCCTTTAACCAAAAACATATTATTTTTATATGTAACACTCTTTGTTGTAAAATTTATATAATGTGATATAATTGTTTTATAAGAAGAACCCCCATTGGAAGCATATGTAAAAAAAGTTTTTAATCCTCTCGTTTTTATTTTCTTTTTTATTTTTGAAAAAGTAGTATTTGTAATATCATTTGATGTTATAGACGGAATAGCAGTAAAAGATATAGTATGTTTTGACAGTATATCTTGTGATGCACTATTTCCCATATTTTTTTTTATTATACAATATATATTATATAAAAATGAATAAATGGATACAACATGTTAAGAAATATGCTAAAAAACATAAAATTACTTATAAGGAAGCTTTAACAAAAGCAAAAAAAACATATAAACAGAAGGGGGGGGGGGAATAATCCATATGAAGTATTAAGTAAAATTAATAACAATAATAATAACAATAATAACAATAATAATAACAATAAAAATTATATTTTAGAAAATTATTATTTATGTACTCGAAGTAGATATGATAAACCTATTCTTGATAAATTAGTACCAATGGGTTCATTCAAGGAATTAGAAGAGACTTATGGTCAAAATAATAAAGATTTAAAAGAAATTAAAAAATCAAAAATAGAAATAAAAAATGCTAAAATAGTAGGTACAACACAATATGGTATTTATTTTAGATTAATAGAAAAAAATAAAATAGATAATATCTATAATTTTTTTTCAAAAAATTCAAATAGTTTTAATGAATTAAGAACATTTGTATTTGATTTTGGTACATTTTTAGATTATGTATTAAATAAAACGAATAAGATTCCATTATTTTGGTATTCAAATTTTAACGCATATGGTTATACAAAATATGGGGCTGAAATGTTAGATTATAGTAAAGAATATTTTTTAAACGAAATAAATAAAGATTTAGTAGATTCGCCTCTACATGAATTAGTATGTAGAATACCTATACCGATTAATGATAATTCGGCTGGTTTTTTAGGAAAAATAAATAAAGGTTCTATATGAATATATATATATAATTACAATTTTACACTTTTTATCTTTTTACCATACCTATATAAGTTATTTTTTCGAATAATTTCATATGATTCTTCTTTTTCCTTGTTTGTTTTACAATCTTCAAAATATGAAATAGGTATTTGTATAATTGGTATAGTTCTCATATCATACACATATTTTGTACCAAATGCCAGTGGTATAGCATAACTTCCTGGAATATCTGCATAATATTTTTGAATTGTATCTTGTATCGTAAATTTTACAATATTATTCCATATATGAATATATGTATTTTTGGTAATTTGTAATAATATCGTATTATGTACTATATATTTTTTTAGAAATGTAAATGTTTTTACTTTTTTACAATAATGTTCTTTAACATATTCTTGATATTTTTTACTTGTTGTTATACTTGGTTGTATATACTTATTTGGTTTTGTATAAATAGTTGCTGTATTATTTGTTATATTATTTGTTATATTGTTTGTTATATTATTTGCTATATACACAATATAAGGTATATCATATATACCCTCAAAATATATATAATATATTTTACCTTTTCTTTCGGATATACCGGAGTTTCCTACTTTCACCCACCTTCCGCTTCCACTCTTAACTTCTTTGACAATCCACATTTTTCCATCATAACCTTTCCGTTTTTTACCAATACTTTCACCACTCGCACAATACCCTAATCCTTTTGGCGAGGGTTCTGTTCCCTTATAACTCCTAGAAGGATTATTTTTACACTTTGGCATTTATTATATATATATATATATATTATATACAAAATGTCTAATTCTAATATATGTAAAATCATAAATTGTTTAACAGCAAAAATACATAAACTTGAGAAACAAGTCTGTAATAATTGTTTATTATCTCAAAATAAAGGAAAATTATTTAATTGTACAGATGAAATCAAAATTCTTCATAGTGATATAAATGATTTTCAAGGAAGTATGGATAATAATAATTATATTATCATTGATAATAAATTATACCAGTATAGTGGATGTGATGTGAGGTATGGAAATTTACGAAGTTCATTAGAAGATTTTAAAATTGTAGCTGGTATGGGGGAAATGGATCATACAGCTGAATATGAAACATATATTAAGGAAAAACAAGCATTAAATGCTTGTCTAGTTACAAATGGTATATCTTCGCAATTTAATCCTAATCCACCTCTTACTGCAAGTAGTAGTTCTGGTGATGTTCAAAATGTTATAGATGAATTAAATGAATTTTATTCCACATATGGTATATGTATTCCTCCAGAAGAATATACAAAATGTTTTTTTATTAGATATGATGAAAACTTTCAAGAATTTATTTATTTAGAAAATAACAATGAAAATACTATTGTAGAAAAAGTATTATCAGGAGAGTGTAATGTTCTTTTTGAATGTTCAACCAGTACAATATATATGTTTGAAAACGGGATATGGAGTCCTAAATGTACTTTACAAACATCTATTGCTCAACCATCTTAATATACAAAAAAAATTCTTTTAATCTAAATCAATAATATTTTTCTTAGTGGGTTTTCTTTTTTTAGGAGGGGGTCTTGATTGAGATGTTCTTGTTTGTGGTCTAGCACGAATTTCTTTTGTATGAACTTCTCTTACTTGAACGGGTTCTTCTGTATCAGACATAAGTTTTGTCTGGGACATATTAGAAGGGTTTAGTTGTGACAAAATATCATCAAAACCTTGTGGTCCCTTCATAATATTTTGGTCTACAATACCTTGTCCTTGTGGGACTTGACGGACATTTGGCGTTGGTTGCATATTGGATGGCATTGGTTGTTGCATTGGTTGTTGCATTGGTTGTTGCATTGGTTGTTGTGCTGAAGTTCTAGGAGGAGCATACCCAGGTCTTCCAGACCATTGTGGTTGTTGTGCGCTTTGTCGTTGTTTTTCCTGAACACCATTCATCATCATACCAAAAATAGGGTCATTTGCATTTTTTGCCGCCATAGAATGTAATGCTTCTTTTTGGATCTGTGCCATAATATCTGGATTATTTTGTAAAATATCGTTTAATTGTGGAGTAGAAGACTTAAATAATGTATTCGATAAATGGAACATTAGTCCAGAACCACCAACCATAGTCAATAATTTTAATTCAGGTGCCATTTCTACCGAATCTTTGTATTTATCATGTAGTTCCTCAAATACTTCATCATAATCTCCTACATTTTCTAAAACATCACCAGACCATCCATCTAATGAAAATTTGTATGGGTTATAACGTTTATTTACATATTCTACACCACTTGCGAAAGAAATTAGTAATTTTCTTTGTGTGCGAATGCTTCGTTGGACCTGTCGCATTCTTTCCAACTTAGAAACTTCTGCTCGTAAAGTTTCTAAAGGGGTTCGCATATTCAATTCTAATCCAGACTTGTATCCATTACCTTCTAACCGACCATAACGATACAATAGTTCCATTTTTTCAGAAACAATTTCATCTTTGGACATATCGGATGGAGACCTCCATTTTGGTTCAATACCGGGTTCTTTATAATCATCATCATCACCAGAAAAATTACTACTCTGGTCAGAAATAACACTTCCATCTGATTGGTTTCTACCAATGTTATCATATATATTTTCTTCTTTTGTATGATGAGAATGGTTTGATTCTATATCAGAAATATCATCATTTGGTTTTTCTGGGGAAATAGGAATACTTGGTGACAATGGTCTTGCAAGTGGTTTTTGAAGTGGTTTTTGAAGTGGTTTTTGAAGTGGTTTTTGAAATGGTTTTTGAAATATAAACTTTTTTTTTCTAGTTCTTCTTTGTATACGTTCATTTGTCCGCGAAGGGTTTTCTTTTATAGTAGATCCAATAGATTCAGCATCAGAAATAATATCATCTAGATCTGTTAAATCATCATCATCATCATTTTTTTGTTCTCTTTTATTTTCTTGTATGTTCTTATTATCCATTCTTTTTCCTAAATCGTCTGGGACTTTCTCCGTATCCAGTAATAACTCTATACCATCAAGTGGTACTCTTTTGTTCTCAAATTCATTTGGTTCCATAGATATATTATTATTTTGGACATCTTCTTTATATACCTTATTGGATAATGATTCCATATGTGTATTGTATTGTATTATATAGGTATGTTTGTTTTTACTAAGTATTACGCACTCTGTATTTCTCTAGAATCTTTATAATCAAAATACATTTTTTTAACTTTTGGGATACAACATTTACTTTTTTCGTTCAATAAAAAATTTGTACACAATACAAACAATAGAAGAATACAAGTAGCTGTTTCAAAATTTTTTGTTGCGATATAAGAAAAAGAAAAAATAGTTAATTTTCTCACCCAAGGATGTGAAAATAGAATTTGCATACCATTCGGTATATCGAGATGTACATATTTACTTCCTAAATTCATTATTACCATAAAGCATCCTGCTAATAGTGGATTATTATTTACAATTTCAAACATTATGTGTATACTATATGTAATAAAATATGTAATACAATATGTAATACAATATGTAATACAATATGTAATACAATATGTAATACAATATGTAATACAATATGTAATACAATTAGAGAATCTCATTTTTCATAAAAGATTCTAAATTTTCTGTTTCATCTTCAATATCTGTATCAATATCTGTATCAATATCTGTATCAATATCTGTATCAATATCTGTATCAATATCTGTATCAATATCTGTATCAATATCTGTATCAATATCTGTATCACCCTCTATATCTTCATTTTTACTATTATTTCTAAATATACTTTCAATGTGTTTAGAAACGCTTTCACATAATGGTTTTTTAAACCGAACTTTTTTTTCTTTTTTTTCTTTTCTAAAAAATGTATATAGATTTTTTATAGGAAAATCTTTTGAATATTGGATATAAAAGAAAACAATAGATACAATCATAAATAATAAACTCCAAGGTATTTTATGATATATACAAAAAACAATAACTAGTACAAAGAACACTTGTATATTTGTATCCTTTATAAGTAATTCTTGTATATATTTTTTTTGAAACAATTGGATAATTACCAGAAGAAAAAAAACTGCGAATATTTCTTCTTTAATAACCCAGCCAAATAAAGATCTACTATGTATATTTGTTTTCCATACTTTATCTATAAATCCCATTAGACTTTATAGATACTTATGATTATATTTTGTGTATATAAACGGAGTATATAAAAGAGGTATATATGTGTATATAAACGGAGTATATAAAAGAGGTATATATGTGTATATATACATATATACATTACTTATAATAGTTTCTCAATATGTTTTATTTTTGAACCACCCAGTACTTCAAAAAAGAACCAAGGTAATATACCAATAGAAGAACTTAGAACAAAAGTAACAATAGATATTTTTGTAACTCCCCAAAAGTAATTTGAAAAATTAAAAGGAACTGGTGATACTCTTGTAAGTATTACATATGTAATCCAATCTTGTAATGTAAAAGAATCTTGTTTTTTATAAATTTCTGATAACTTTTTATATTTTTCTATATTTTTTTCTACTTTTTCTTGTAAAAAATATTTTGCTATATAAAAACTAATAATTGCGGATATCATAACAATACAATACGAAATAATAAATCCCTTTTTGAAACCAAATAGGAACCCTGACATAATATTCACAGGCATATATAGAAATAATGTTATATTTAGAATAATGCCAATAATAATATATGTTATAATTCCAAGCATTCCATATTTCTTTAACTTCAATTCAGCTTGAAATATTTGTAAAACTATTTTCTTACCTCTTGGTGTTCTTGATACAAAGAAAATACATATTATTGAAACAAATATAACACATATGGATATTATATCCATTATTTTTACTTTGTATGTAATATATGTATTTTTTATATTTTTTATAGTATATACAAATGTGTTCTTTAGAAGAGGCGTATGGTTCTGAATTTGCGAATCAACTAAATCAAAAAAAAGAAGAATGTGTTTCTGTAGAAGATTATGAGTATATAGATGATAATATAGATGAGAATATAGAATCAAGTGAGTCTCCTAAAGAGTTTCTGTATAAGTCTATCGATGCTCCAAAAAAAATGGTATTGCGCCAAAATCCCAAAGGTCATTTGCAAAATAATTCATCATATTCTTTACTAAACCAATCATCCTGTAATGATTACTTTTTTCATATAGATACTTGTAAAGATTGTCAAAGAAGATTACAAAAAAGAATTGTGAACTACTTACAATCAAGAAAAGTGGATATTCAAAACGGTGCGTGTGGAGTTCAAATTGCTTCACAACTTTTTGAAGACCCTGATACAAATAGTAATGAAGAAAATATATATAAAAATGATACTATAAATAATACATTAGCAAAAAGAAAATGGGACATACGTGTAAAAGAGGGTTTTGAAAATCCTTTACCAAATTGCCTGCAAACACGACCATTGTATATATTGTTATTTGGGTTATTTGTTATTTTTGTATTAGATAGGATATCGTCAAAATAAATTATTCATCCAAATAAATTATTCATCCAAATAAAAAAGGGTCTTCTTCTTGAAAAGAGTAAGGTATATGTGTTTTTGGGTTTTGAACTTGATATGGGTTTTGAACTTGATGTGGGTTTTGAACTTGATGCGGGTTTTGAACTTGATGTGGTGTTTGGAATGAATGTTGGTTTGGATATGTAGTATTTTGAGAATATTGTGTATTTGGTGTATTTGATGTATTTGGTGTATTTAATGTATTTGGTGTATTTAATGTATTTGGTGTGTAGGAAATTGTTTTTATTTCTTGATTAGGTTGTAATGTAGGTTGTTGTAAAGAAATACTATTACTTGTATTCGAAGAACTCCAAGAGATATAAATAATATTTGGAGCTATATATTTTGTTTGAAACCTTGCTTGTTTTAATTTTTTAATAATGAAACATACACAGTGTGTTATATTGTAAAGTGGGAATCCTGTAAGATATTCTGGAACAGGAAAAAAACAAAATTTTTGATCTCGTAATACATGGTCTCGTATCTTTCGAAAACAATTTCCTAATACTTTTTCATATACCTTAATCCATTTTTTTATTTTTTCTTTTTGGAAAGTTTGTATATCATCTACAGTTAAAGAAAAATATCGTTTCATACTTTGTTCTGGTGGTCCAAAACGCATATCTGCAATAGGAGATGCATACCCTGGTGGTAATAAATCATTATTTGGGTCTACAGGACATTCTGTTCTAGGTGTAATTGTTGGTATCAGAGGTTTTGAAATAGTTCCAATTGTATTATTGGAATATAGTCCAACTTGATTGTCGTTATCTAATGGTAATAAAGACATTTATACTTACTATAAACATAATATGAAAGAATATCAACCAAAAATACTTGTTTTGTCTGGCGGTGGTGTAAAAGGAATTTCTTTTGTAGGAGCATTACAAGAATTGGAAAATACAACAACTTTTCGTATTACAGAATTAGAATATCTTAGTGGTTCTTCTATCGGTGGTATCATATGCACCGCTATATGTTTTGGATACACATTACAAGAAATATATAATTGGTTTCTTACTATTCCTTTTTCTTCTTTCTGTCCTCAATTATATGATACAAATAATACAGAGAAAATATTACCAAAAATATATAATACATTTTCTATAGGAGATGGTAAAGAATTAGAAAATTCTTTGTATAAAACATTTGATACAAAACATATTTCTAGAAATATAACATTTCAAGAATTATATACTATTTCTAAAAAACATTTGTATATATCTGGAAGTAATATTACATCATCCAAATCAGAATACTTTTCTCATACTACTACACCAAATATGAAAGTATTTGATGCTTTGTGTATTACATCTAGAATCCCTTTTGTATTTCCTTATATACAAAAAAATTCACAAATTTATGTAGATGGTCATATATTTGATCCATTTCCAGTTAGATGTATTCCTTCTAAGATAAGAAAAAAATATAAAAAAGAAACATTAGGTATTATTTCATCACCTACAAAAAATACAAATACTATAGAAAATATAAAAGATTATACATTTTCTATACTAGAAGGAATTTCTATTCAGTATATGAAAAAAGCAACTTTACAATATAAAAAGAATATTATTTCTATTATGATTCATAAAGGATTTTTTTCTTTACAAACTACAGAAAAAGAAATGGAATCTATGTATAATATTGGGAAACAAGAATGTGTAAAATATATAGAAACATTATAAGAAAATTATATAATTTTTATTCACAAAATTTTTTAATAGTAGCATAAGTTCTTTCACCTTTATATTCTTTAAAATTATTATTATTACTCACTTTTGGGTCAAATCCATTTGAATAAAGTCTTATTGTGGGAAAACCTCTAATTCCTTGTTTTTCAATAACTTTCTTATCATCAGGTATTGTAGAATCATATTCTATAAGGTCTATTTTATCAGTTAATTCTGTATCATTTTTACATTTGTCCCATTCTGGTTTTAAATTTTTACAATGCCCACACTTTTCTGATTTAAATAAAATACATTTTGATTTATTACCTTCAGCTTGTTCATTACCCTCAACAAAATGTTCTAAAACAGCTTTGAAGTGCGTAGTTCCTTCTACTGGAACCATACGAATACCCAATTTCTTTCTAGGCCAAAGTACACCTACTAAAAGTAATACAACACTTACAACAATTGCAACATGTACCCAACTACCTTTTTTCATAAGTTTTTTTTGAAATTTTTTAACAGATTTAGAGAAATTCATTGATAATTTTTTTTATATATATATAGTATTAATATATATAATTATTTTTTTTGTATTTTATAATTGTATATATTGATAGTATTATAGTACTATGCCTATACAAGTATATGATGAAGATATTAAAAATCCAGATATTGGACCTGATATATTTAGTGGAGATAATAAGGAAATAAAAGTAGAAACAATTACAAAATTCTTATATAATGAAGTTGTATTTTATGGATTATGTTTATTATGTGGAGTCATCTTGTTCCTTATTCTTTTTTTTGTAAAAAAAAAGAATACAAATCATATAGGTTTATCTATTTTTAAACATCCTATAGTTTTATCTATTTTATATATATTATTTTATAGTATTTTTTCTTTTATTGTATATAGAATCTATAAGACATATATAGATGATATACATGATACAAAAGATGATACTAAAACTAAAAATGGAGTAATTGCATTTATTTTTTTCTATACAATACTCTTTGTATGTTTGTATATTGTATTCCCTTTAATACTTCGTCCAAAAGAACTAGTATCTATTATAATAGATAATACATCTTCTGTAGAATGTCCTCACATTGTTTCTTTATTACAACATTTTTCTCTTATTATTCAAAAACTATCCAAATATATTTTTTATGGTCTTTTTTATTTTCCAATATATGTAAGTGTATCTAACCCATTTTCATATCTTTTATATATTATTGTTTCTAATTTTTTTTCAGACAAAATAGAGTACAAGAAAAGTATTATTTTTACTAATAATGTATCTATACAAAAAGATATACATTATACACTACTTGGATTACTATTTTTTATACTTACTATATTTTATAGATCAAGACTATTTTTTATTCAAGGTATTCCTGAACATATAGTTCTTTCAATATATATATTTTTATGTATTTTGTGTATTTTGTGTATAGTTATATATTTTATATTATTTATCTTGTCCGCCAATTCAAAATAATAAAAAAAATGTTTTTTGTATTAAATTATATGCTTATATAATATATACTTGTATATTCTATAATATGGTAGTAACTAGTTCAGATATAGAACCATGTAATAAAACGAAAGATTCTACTAAATGTAATAGTAATTATACTTTTGAATCTGGTGATAATGATGATACAAAAAAAAAAAAGTGTAAAACTGCTTGTAAAACTACATTTTATACTTCAGAATCTGAGGTTGGTACTGATGGAAAATGTTATTGTAAAAATGTAAAAAAGAAGTGTGGAGAATATAGTGACGATAATGGTATGAATACTTGTGATACAGGTACATTACACGATCAATGTCAGGTTTCAGCAGATTATACGGGACAAGACGGATGTAACACACAAGAAGCTTGTACTAAATTATGTACAGATTATAAAAAAGAATATAAAGGAACCTTGTGTAAAGATACATGTTATTGTACCAATGAAACACCTCCAACACCACCAGAAGACCCGTCTTCAGAAACTTGTAAAAAAGTATCAAGTACACTTATGTGTCCTTCTAAATATAAAAATGAATCTGTAAGTGTTCTAGGTGAAGATGTAAAAGATAATAATATAAAAGATTATTATACATATAATACATTATTGAAACGAAAAGACCAATTATATGCCTTTTGTGGATGTGATAATGAAATAAAAAAAAAATATGATGATTATTTTGGCGATAAAAAACCTTTAATAAGTAAATTATGGAAAGAATCTATACGAAAAGTAGAAAAAGAAAATTGTGATTTATATACAACATTTAAAGAAAAATTGAATGAAGCTACAAAAGATGAAGAAGATGGTTTAATAGTGAGAAATGATAAACTAAATACATTAATCGCATATGAAATGTGTCGTATTACAAATAGATTACACGATAGAAAATTACAATATAATTATCCAGCATTTACACAAGAATGGTTAGATTATTATTTATCGGAAAATTCAGACTCCGGTAAAATTTTTAAAGGATTATTACAATTTATTACTGTATTTATATTACTTCGTATTCTATTAAAAACAATTCTTCCAGGAAATCCTGTAAAAGATCCTAAAATAAGTGAATCTTTATTTCTTTCTCTTTTCACAAATAAAGATATGTACGAAAGTAGTATTCAAGAACAATTAAAAAATAATATATATTCTCTATTTACTGTTGTAACTATTATTGTATTTGTATTCTTTCATGGTAAGACACATTTTATCCCAAGTATTATTATATATATATTAATTTTTGTATCTTCTATATTTTTGAAAGATATAACAGACAATAGCACACATATTGTTATTACCTTTGTATTTTCTGTTTTATTTATTATTATACATTCTTTTACATACAAAGAAAAACACGAGATTACAAATAAAGAAGACAAAGATATAGATAACCCAACCGAAGAAATAGAATTTACTAGTAAGTCGAGAAATGGTTGGTACAAAGGTATTATTATTGCTTTTTTTCTAACAAGTCTAGGAGGAAGTTTGTATTATTCTTCGAGAGATGGAAAAACAAAACCCAAAAATACATATAAGTCTATGTTTTCTTATTTAGCAATTCCACTGATATTCCTTTTTGCTCCTGAATTTAGACATTATATTGATACTGGTATCGGTATCCTTTCACTTTTTGCTTTTATTATTATTGGTTCTGTAATAGGAAAATTTTCAGGAAAAGGTGGTGGTTGGTCCTATGCTATTGGTGCTCTTGTATGTGGAGTTATAGGATTACTATTATTCCTTTCCGACGCATATACATACAAAAGTGATAATTTTGTTACAGGAAATGTAGTATCCTTATTTGGTATTATATTATTACCAATAACTTTAACATTAGTGTTCCTTATAATTAAATATGACATATATAAAAGATTATCTGTTTTACGAGGCGGATTAAGACAGTTTATAAAATATATTTTAATACCCCTTTTTATACTTACATTACTTGTTTTTTCTATACATTTTATAAATATAAATAACAAAAATAATAAAAATGTAGATGATGAAGATACTACTATAGTAAAAGATAAGGAAGAATTAGAAGCAGAATATGATTATGAAAAAACACAATCATCTACATTTGCTGTTGGTTGTATTTTTATGACACTTAGTTTTATCATTCTTGTTTCAATTATATTTAATAATAATGAAAATATACCACATATGAAATTTATTTCTTTTACATTTACTTCATTATTAGGTTTATTACCTCTTTTTGTTAGTATTGTATTAATTAATTTTTCTATTGGTATGTCTCATCCTGGTATAGAATTATTATTATTAATATTATATCGCTTTTTATCATTTATTCCATCACATTTTACAAAAACCAAGTATATATCTATTCTAAAAAGACCAACAGATGAGTGGGTTATTCCTTTTACCCCATTATTATCTATATTCCTTCTTGTATATTCTAAACTATCAGGAACACCTCTTCCTAAATACTTTTCTCCGACAGGTTATAAAACAAGTTCTACTAATCATGAAATATTCATAAGTTAATATAGTATGAAATTGTATTTTATATTTTCTCTATTACACAGTTCGTATATACTGCCAACCTAACTTTTTACATATTTTTTGCCATACTTTATCATGTTGATATATTTTTTCACGACTCTTGTGTAAGCGAAAAAACTTTTTATGTTCATCTTCTCCTAGAAGTTCTAATAGTTTTCGTAATAAATAAGAATATGATAAAAAATTGGTTCTATCACTTGGACAAACCGAATCAAAAATATCCTGTATTTGTCTAAACATATAACGAAGCTTTTCTTCAATTTCTAAAGATAATTTGGGAGTCGAGATTCCATTAATACAATAAATAATATGTGGTATATGCTCATAATATTTATTTAATTTTAATTTCTTCAAGTATCCACGAATTCTTTTTGTAGATAATTTTGATATATCTTTAATATTTTCTTTTTTGATTTCTAGTAAAATGCTATCAATTACTTCTTGTGGTATTTCTGTTGTTTCTTTTGCTTGATATTGTGTGATCCATTCATCAAACCGATTAATTCTTTTATATGTAAATTCCCCAGCTTCCGGAGGAGGATCTTTATAACTTGGTTTATCACTATCTATAAGAATATTTTCTTCTCTGCCACAATTTGTACATATCATATTACCTTCCGATTGAACCAAAATCATTTCAATTTCACATTTTTTACATAAACTTATTTCCTTACTAGAGAAAGTAAATGAAGGTTTGTATTTTTTCGGTTCCACAATTCTTATATACTTATCTAATAAGTTGGATCTCTGACTTTTTACTTTTTGCTCTTTGTTCTTTTTTTTTTTTTGAAACACATCGCTTATACTAGT